CGCGCCCTGTTAGGCGCGCGCCGGGACTTCACCTATCTGGCTATATCTGTGAAGATACAGCTTCAGATCTCTTAGAGGACTTACCTCTCTTATTTCCTACTTACGGAGGCCGACATGACATCTACCATCAGAAACGATTCCTATGATCATCGTAAATGGACCCAAGGGTCTTACTACAATGAATATCTAGGAACGCAGACACGATGGTGGGCTCTCGGCGCTTGTGGCACTCGGTCTGACGTTGTTGGTAACCAATCAGGGGACAATCCTCTGACTATTATCCACGACTATTACAGACACGCCACAATTACGGGACACAGGACCTGGGGAACCGAAAAACGGTTAACCGATTGGCGCCTGTTCAATGCTCCCGACCCTATTGATGGTCGCAAGTATTTCAAAACACTCAGCAATGAATACAAAGCTGAGCTTGCCACTGAAATCGCAGCCGGGACGAATCCCGGTGTCGCGCATGTTTCTGTTCCCTCCTTTGTGGGGGAACTCGGAGACATGGTGGTTCTGCTGAATATGGCAGGAAATGTTTGCAACTGGACCCGCGACTTCTGGCGCATACCTTGGTCATCAACCAAGGCAGCGTTACTGAAGTATGCGAAGGTCGAGTACCGTCTTAGGGATCTTCCGTATTTACTGTGGTGCAGAGGCGTCCAGCTGATGAGGCTGGTAGCTGCCGGGAACATTTCCTGGAAGTTTGCTGTTGCACCTATGGTAGGAGACCTGCATAAAATGTTCAACTTCACCAGAGCGGTGGAGTTGAGGATGCGCGAATTACGCGCACTGCAGGCGACTGGTAAGATTCGTAGGAGGATGATGTTGGGGTACACGGAGAAAGACTGGACTCTTCACAGCAGTTATACTGCTGAGTCCGCGTCTGCCTACGTTGACGTCAACCGTTTTGTCAAAGCTACTCAAAGTCTGTGGGGCACCGCAAGGTGGCACCTAGACGACGATGTGTCTTTCCCGACCCTCGAGCACGAGTTGCTTGAGGAGGCATTGCGCCTTACGTATGGGATCACAAAGTTCGAGTTGCTTAAGGCTGCGTGGGAGCTAACCCCGTGGTCATGGCTTTGCGATTGGTTCACAAATGTGAGTACATGGCTCGATGCCTGTAACAACACATTGCCAATTCATCTTGATGGACTCTGCTTGATGCGGTTGTGTACCTCCTTGACTAAGTATCAACTCACCAACTGGTGGGACCGATACTACGCCAATTCGAGTGACACAATTGATCAAGCGTATGAGCGTCGGGTAATTAAGGAACGTCATGTCCTTCCGACACTCTGGGCCTATCTACCTACCCCTCCAAGCCTGCCCGCTTTAAGTATCGGGCAGATGTCGATTGTTGGTTCCCTCTCGACCCTTAAACTAGGTCGATGGAACCTCAAAAGATTGAGTCGGAACCTGTAGCGCAAACTGCTCGTAGCAGTTGAACAATTCGCGCATAAATGGGAACCGAGTGACTCAAGACTTTTCATATAACCGTCTGAAATTGAAAGAACTCCAGTATGTTTGCAGAACCGATTACCCTTACCGTCGATACGACGGACTACCTCTTCAAACGAAAAGAAGAGGCAGGTGGGAGTTCCCGGTGGTTTAGTCGAATTGACACCACTGGGGAGATGGGAATGAAGATTCGCCATTCTGAATTGAAGGCGAACACAAGTATGCCGAAACGAAACCGGCATAACGTGGAACTTACGTCGCTTTTCTATGCGACGGCCACCGAGCTCGAAATCCCCGACAAAGTCTACATCACCTTCGAGAAGGTTGATGGTGACGTCGATGTTGCGCGGATCAGAGCTCTCCTCACGTGGATCCAGTCTGGAACCATCCTTGAGGACTTGTGCGACGGTGAGAACTAAACGTTCTCTCCGTCTCCGATACCAACTACTGGTTGAGTATCGGGCAGCAGAGTGTGGTTAGGCAGCTTCTCGGGTGGACTGACCACCGCTCGAAAGTTGCTGTGGGTGGCTAGAGGCAAACGTTCTCTAGTCGCTCACTACTCTGTTGTTTCCCAACGGTCACTCTCGGTTCAACCCGCACATACGCCCCGATCATTTTGGAGTAATCCTAATGACGAAAAGCGTGGTGAAGGAGTTGACGGAACTCTATAGCGCCCTTTTCAAGGACGCTAAAGAACTCTACCCGGAGTTGACGGCGGATTTCGATAGAGATGAAGTCCGTTTACGTACTGCTGTTGAGCAGAGAGGTATCTATGCGCTTTGCATGGATCTTCCTGCAGCTGCGAAGCACCTTGTCCAGGCGCTCGCATGCGGTGAGTACAAACCTTCCGGCTTACCCTTAACGAAAAGGGTTGGCCGTGGCGTAGTGATCCCTAAATTGTTCAGGGGACTCTACTTACTCATTTTCAACAGTAACGGTAGTCTAAAGGAGAACGAAGATGTTGTTGCTCTACAATTGTTGCTCCAGTTCCTTAAGCTGGGCAAGAAAGTGGATCTTCAATGCAGCGATGAAAACACTCGCGCAGAAATGCTTGAGTTCATCGCATTGGACATTACCTTGCCAATCCCGCATCCATTTTGGGATTCGCCATCTCTTGAACCTTTGCGTATCCGTGAGATCTTTCCCGGTTTTCGGGACTCACAGAGATACCAGGCTCGAGCGACAGAGGTCAAGACTGAAACACAGTCAATGTTCAACCTCCTTGGGATCCTCGACGTCGTGTCGGGGGTCTTGGCGTGTCAGGTTGGGTCTTTCGATCCTACCCAGGGACGCTACAGACATGGACCAGGTAGTGTTTCGAATCTCGACAAACGACGGTGTTCCAAATACCGATGGAGCAACTGGAGTCCGAGACTAGAGCACGTGTTTCCAATTGCGGATTGTGGTTACAGTAACTACAATTCGTGGATAGATGACACCTATACTAGGCACATATCCGACGAGGATGTGGAGTCACTGGAGCCATTTGCTAAAATGGTGGGTGTCCTAAAGGACTTTGACAAGCCTCGCCTGATCTTAATTGATCAGTCGGAGCAGATGTGGTGCCAGCAGAGTTTGTTGGACCACATTGTCAGTGCTGTCGAAGCATCTTGGATCGGCGATTTCATCGCTTTCAGGGATCAAACCTTGAACCAAATGCTCTGCCAAGCAGGGTCAGTTAGTGGAGAGCTAGCCACAGTGGACTTGTCCGCTGCGAGCGATCGCATCTCCTGTCTAGCAGTTGGGTGCGCTTGGAGGGCCAATCCGGCCGTTCTCGTTGCGCTTGCTGCTGCACGTACCCAGTATGTCAGGATGGAATTCCCTGACGGTACTGTGCGCGAGCACAGACTGTTAAAATTCGCTGGCATGGGTAATGCCTGTACTTTCCCAGTAGAGTCGATGTTCTTTCTCTCAGTAGCCATCTCTGCCACACTTTGTGCGCGAGAGTTAAGGCCAACGGAGGCGAACATCCGCTCGTTGATCGGGGAAGTAAGCGTGTTTGGGGACGATATCATCGTTCCCACGTCTGCTACGGGTCTGTTGTGTGACCTCTTGCATGTCCTTGATTGCAAGGTCAATGTGCAGAAATCCTTTACAACCGGAAGGTTTAGGGAGTCCTGCGGGTTGGATGCCTACAATGGTGACGACGTGTCATCAGTGTATTGGCATGGGCCATACGACGGAAAGAGTGGAGAATCGTACTCGCAGACGATTGACACCTGTAACAATTTCTTCGGAAATGGTTACATGAATGTCGGTCACCACCTGCGTTCGACATTACATCAGACACAAGTGCCTGATGTAGCGTACGATGCTCCGTACCTCGGTGTTAGAGTCCCTGGAACCAATGAACCTCCGAAGTTTAATAAACTTCGTTGGAACAAGAAGCTCCAAAGGAAAGAGTGGTTAGTCCCGGTCGTTGAGACCAAAGATAGCCACGCGACACCAGAGGGCGTTCACAATCTCCTCCAATTTTTCACGGAGGACCAGTATCCACTTACCAAGTGGCGCGCTGGGTTCACGACTGTGAGCAAGTCGCAAGTGCGACTACAGTGGGTAGACCACCGCATGATTCTGAGCCGACAAGGCTCAGTGCGATGAGTCGAAGCTAAGAGCCTAGTCGGCGAAGTAAAGCCGATGCCGG